ACTGTAAGAAAGTCATTAGATGGTACATTATTTATTGCTAAATTTATGGGCGAAACTCCATCTTTTTTAGAAGGACTAGACCAATATACTCACGAGGAGATTTTAGCAATAGTAAGAGGTTCTGATTGGACACCTGAAAATCCTGAGTAATATGCCTTGTTTAGAATGTGAAAACGGATTATGGAGGTTTGGAGAAAGTGGCAAGTGCCAATATTCTTCAAAAGCTGAGTGCGAAAGTGCAAATGCAGATTATTATGCAGAAGAAACGTATAATGATTATCCTCAATCAGCAACTAACAATGCTAAAAGAGCAATAAAGTACAAAGAAGAAAACGGTAGTTCTTGTGGGACTAACGTAGGTTGGACAAGAGCTAATCAGCTCGCTAATAGAGAAAAACTTACAAGAAGCACTATTGCTCGTATGGCTTCTTTTAAGAGACACCAACAACACAAAGACGTGCCTTATGATGAAGGCTGTGGAGGTCTAATGTGGGATTGTTGGGGAGGAACAAGTGGAATAGAGTGGGCAATAAGAAAATTAGAGCAAATAGATAAAAATAATAATATGGCAGAAAAAAAGAAGTATTACGGAGATGAAGAACACGACTATCATTTCAATTTTACATCAGATATGATGGAAAAGCTACATTCTGAAGGTATGTTAGAAGTAAAAGTTGAAAAAGATGGTGATGAAATGTTAATTTTATTTACTTTTGAAGGAGAAGGTAGAGAAGAAGAAGTTATCATAGATAAAAATGATGACAAAATGATTGCATCTATGTTAGACGAAGAATTAGATGAGTATATCAATAAATTAACTGATTCTATTAAAAAACTGTAATGTCAGACGAAAAAAGAAAAAAACTACAAGAAAAAAATATTAATAAACTCAATCCATACAAGGAAAGAGTAAAGAAGTATTTTCCTAATGGTGGTGAGATTTGTACTGAAGGTAGAAAAAAAGGAACAAAAATAGTTAGAAAAACTACAGAAATTAGCAGAAATGCCTTAACTTGGGCATTAGAAGGACATTCAACAAAAATTAGAATGGCATTAGATTCTTTATTTGCTGAAAATCCTGAAGCATATATTAACGCTATATCTAAATTGCTTAATTATACAGTTCCTAAACTTTCTTCATCAGAGATAAACGATAACACAACTAAGAAAGTCAAGATTGAACTTAATGATGATGTAAGCATTGAAGATTTAAGAGCAAAAATTGACGAAATTGACAACAACTGATAATGCCTTAAAGTTTGCACTAGAAAAAAAACTTTGCGAACTATCTTTCTACGAATTTTTTAAACAAGCTTGGCACGTTGTAGAGCCTTCTATTGAGCTATCTACTAATTGGCATCACAAATATCTGTGTGATATTTTACAAAAAGAGGCTGAAAGAATTATAGCTAATAAGCCAAAAACAAAAGACATTGTAATTAACATACCTTTCCGTTCTACTAAGTCACTTTTAGTAACTGTTATGTTTCCTGTATGGGCTTGGATTAAGAATCCTAAGTTTAGATTTATAACAGCATCATATTCTGCAGAACTATCTATAGAACACGCTACAAGAAGTAGAGATGTAATAAATTCAGAATGGTTTAAAGACAGATGGGGTGAGGTGTTTCATATTAAGAAAGACCAAAACTTAAAAGCAAGATATGAGAATAACTTCTTAGGTGTAAGGAGAGCAACATCTGTTGGGGGTACGGTAACAGGGCAGGGGGGAGATTTTTTGTTAGTAGATGACCCTGTATCACCCCAACACGCAGCATCAGAAGTAGAAAGAGAAAATGCTAACGAATGGTACAGAACAACATTTTATTCTCGTCTAAATAATCCTTTAACAGGAATAAGAATTGTTATTATGCAGAGAATACACGATAACGATTTAAGTGGGTTTTTATTAAGCGGTGGTGAAAGCAGATTAAAGTATAAACACATTTGTATACCTGCTGAATTATCAGATGATGTAAAGCCAAAAATGCTAAAAGATAATTATGATGAAGATGGATTATTTTGGACAGACAGATTTAGCAAATCTATTTTAGCAGATTACAAACAGGCATTAGGTAGTTATGGTTATGCAGGTCAGCTTATGCAAACGCCTACACCTCTAAACTCAGGTATGATAAGAGCAGATTGGTTTAAGATTGACCAATTTAAGCACACTACAGAGCATACGACAGTAGATTTTGTTATAGACCCTGCATATACAGCAAATGAAAAGAATGACCCCTCAGCTATGCTTGCATATACATTTAAAGATAATAAATGGCAAATAATAGATTGTGTAAATGTGTACAAAGAGTTTCCTGATTTAGTTAGGTTTATACCTCAATGGGTAGCTAAGAATGGTTATACAAACAGAAGTAGGGTATATGTAGAGCCTAAAGCATCAGGAAAATCTATTGTGCAAACACTAAAAAAAGAAACAGGATTAAATGTTAGAGAAGATAAGCCGCCTTCTAAAGATAAAGTAGCTAGAGTGCAAGATATTAGTGCTTCTTTAGAGACAGGAAGGGTAAGTTTATTGAAAGGAGATTGGAATGAAGAATTTTTACAACAATTAGTGAAGTTCCCATCAGCCAAACACGACGATATGGTAGATTGTTTAGTAATGGCAATCAATAAACATATGTGGAATAACTCTAAAATATTATATTTTTCCTAAAATTTCTTGGATTTCCAAAAACTTCTAGTATAGTAATTAAAAAAATCTTATAATTGCGAAATTATAAGGATAATATGAAGTTGCAAAGTATAAATGAAGAACACGAAATCCTAATTAGGCGTTATGTAAACTTTATTAAAGGTGTAGCATACGAAGCAACAGAAGATTGTGAGTATGGCAAGTTTGAAGATTATAATAATATACTTAATAACATAATTAAGTATACAAATGAGTTTCAAGAGATAATAGAAAATAATCATCAAACAAAAGAATGGGTGTTTATGTCACCAAATCTTATGCTATATTCGTGTATGGGTTTTTTAAATGGTATAAAAAACAAAGATAATAATGATAAGATAGAACATTTATCAGAAATATTGTTTGAGAAAACAATAGAGGTTGTAGAGAGAACTGCAACAATAGTAGAAAATATTGAGTACGAGCAATCTAAAAAAGAAAAAATAGAACTTATAAAAATAAAAAGAAATGAGCATAGTAATTAGTCTTAAACAAGGTGATGAGCAAAGAGATGTTACAATTCCAACTGAGTGGAAGGATATGACATTAGAATATTGGTGTGGTATGACAACAATAATAAAATCACATTTTGACAAAGCTAAACTAAGAAGAAATTCAAAAAACGAGAAACAAGAAGAAATAGACCATACTTTAGAGTATTTAGATTTTGTAGATAATCAATTAGAAGATTTTCAAAATATAAAAATGAATAGAGATTTATTTGGTTATATGACAGGCTTAGATAAAGAATCAATGAAGCTTGTAGATATTGATAGTGTAAATCAAGTTATTAGTGTTTTAGATGGTCTTGTAGAAGAATACAAACCAAAAGGTATACGTTCTTTTGAGTGTGAGGGAGAAACATATTATTTTCCATCAGAATTTTTAAGACAAAATACATATGGTGATTATATTGAAGCAACACAGCTTGAGATGTATATTGAATCAATGAAACACGGTAAGTTTGACGTATTGCCTGAGCAAATGGCTATACTATGCAGAAAGTTAGAAGAAGAATATGATGATGATGTTATACCTAAAAAAACAGAAATGTTTAAGAAATTGACAATGGACATCGTATGGGAGTTCGCTTTTTTTTTGACTCAGCAAAACATAAAATTAGCCAAACTTTCAAATATGTATTCGGAGAAAAAAGAGCTAGTGAAATGATAGTAAAAACAAGAAGCTTATATGATGTTTATGTAAAACCATTTGGTTGGCTTAACAGCCTTTATATGCTTGCTGAGAAGGGTGTGTTTAAGCAAGATGGAATGAATGGCATAGACAGCGTTAAAAGCACTAATTTGTATAAAGTTTTAAGCTATTTAAGTTGGATTACAGCTACAAACGAATATGAATCTAAAGTACAAGAAAAAATACACAATCCAAATAAAATAACTTAATGGCAATAAGATTAACAGACATAGTAACAGTAATGAAAGACAAATGGACTTATGGAGATAAGTTTTTTGGCTATACAGAGGAATTTAACGATAATCACAATACACAATACCCATCAATATTAATAACTCCTCCTGATTCAGTATTTCCTGAACTATCTTTAAATAATGGTTGGGAGCTGTATACTTTTGAGATATACTTTTCTGATTTATATAATAGAACAGCTCAGGCTAATGTAAGCATAGAACAAAGGTGGGATAACCTACAAGATTTAGCAAATGAGTGGTTAGATATGTTTTTAAAGAATTATCAAGATGGTATAGTAACAGGATTTTTAGAAGGAGAAGATGTAACTGTAGAAAGAGTTAAAGAAGTTGCTAATGACCAACTTTTGCAAATTAGAATGAACTTTACTTGGAAAGTGTTCAGTAAATGTTTCAGACCTCAATCTGTTTACCCTTCAGATATAGCAAATCTTGTAACTTGGTTAAGAGCAGATAGTGGATTAACATTTGATATACCAACTAAAAGAGTTTCAGCGTGGGCAGACTATTCAGGCAATAACAATAATATAGCACAGTCTGAAAAATCAAAACAAGCATTAAGATATACTTATGATGGCGCAAATGATAAAACAAGAATTGAATTTAATGGAACATCTAATTATTTTGTATCAGACTCTAATTGCCCTATAACAAGAGATTTTACTATGTTTTTTGTAGCACAAATAAAGCAAGATGCTACTGAAAATGCTGATTATTTTAGTTTTGTAAATGGTCAAAAAGAAATAACAGTTGGTAGTACAAATAATGAATTAAGAGCTTTATTTTCTGATGCAAATGGTAATGGTGCAAATTTAACTTTAAGTGGTTCTGATACCTCTAACTATCACATAGCTGTTGTTCATTTTCACAACAAGCATATGCACTTAGAATTTAATAATACATTAAGTTCTCATATTCAAGAATCAAGTTTTGACCATAATACTACTTTTAATGATGCTACATATACTTTAGGTTATAAACTAACAGAAGATGCTACGCATTATTTAGATGGTAATATACAAGAGTTTATTATTTACAACCACGAATTAGACGAATATAAAATAGGGCAAATAAAATCATACTTAAACAAAAAATATAATATTTATTAATTATGGCAGGATTTAACGGAACAATAGAAGCAGGAATACAGCCTTTTGACAACTCTAGTTCAAATTTAGCAACTATGAGTTATAATTGGAGAGCTAATTATGTAAAAAGCGCATATACTCAAATGAGATATCAACTTATATGGAGTGGTTTGAATGAAAACCAAGAACCTCTTGCAAGTAACTTTACAGGATTACCTTCTTCTAAAACTGTTGGAGACGGAGATGTAATAAATATAATTTTTAAAGTTTATGCAAGCACACAATTTCCCTATCCTTCGTCTTCAGCAGAATGGGATTTAGTAGCTACAATAAGAAAAACAAGAGATATTGCTAACATAAATTATTCTAATAGTCAAGCTGACCTTTCTAGCCAAAGATTTACTATTGACATAAGTCAATTATGTCAAGACTTACTTTCGTATAGTTTAGTTCCAATAAATAAAGGTACTTGGCAAAGCTCGGAGTGGGGAGGTATGAATGGAGGTCAAACAAAACAAGATAATGTAACTGCTCCTATAAGCTCTTATAATGTAACACCAAACGGTACATATAGACATATATGGGTAACTGCAACTCCTGAAGTTTTGTTAGGAGATGGAACAATACAAGAAGCTACAGGAAGTGGTGTAAGTTTATCTTTTAATAAAATAGCAATTATAAATTCTGTAGCTCAATTTGAAAAAGACAATATATATTATAATTTAAAATATATAATACAAAAGTCTTTAGCTAATGTTAATAATCCTAGAGGTTTTATGAGTTTATGTCCAAATTATACTCAAACAACTAATGCTCCTTTTTTAAAGCAAGTAAGAGAAGATGAGGAAGCAGAATGGTTATATTGGTGGCAAAGAAATATGGGTAATTCAGGAGACCAAATAACAAAAGCAAGATTAAAGGTGGAAACATATTTAGGTAATGGCTCTTTGCAAAACACAATGTATTTAACAGATTTTAATTCTAATTTAGATACAGAAGTTGTTTCAGCAACAACAGTTTTTAAATTAAATCAGCATAGAGTATGCGCTCAAAATGTTTCGCCTACTTACATAAATGCTAATGCTGTAGACAACTCAGGAAGTACAATTACAAATCAAATAGATAGCTCTACATCATATTATAAAATACATTTAGAATATACTAGCCAAACAAGTTCTACTATTAGAGCAACAGAATATAGGTATTTTGGTATAGACAGAGAAACTGCTAATGTTCCTTTTGGATTTGTAAGGTTTCATTGGCTAAACAGAATAGGTGGTATAGATAGCTATACAGCTAAAAGAGATGTTATGGAAGGCTTATCTATAACTAGAGATACTATAGAAACAAAATCTGCAGACAGAACTTGGTATCAAGATAAACAAAAAGGTGTTGGAGGAAATGCAGTAGATTTAGTAGATTCTAATTATGTTTCTAACACAATGAGAGGTGGTAATTTATACAAAGGAGGTAGAGAAGTTTTAAATGTAAAAGCACAAAGAAATAATAGTGTATTTACAGAGCCTTTAAACAAGCAAACAGCAGAATGGCTAGAAGAAATAATGACATCTCCTAACGTATGGATAGAGATGGATACAGAAGCAACAGCTAGGGGTAATACTGTAAATCCATTTCAAAGACCTTCTACAAAAGAATACATACCTGTTATAATAACAAATGGAGAAGTTGAAACATTAAATCAGGAATCAGGGTTAGTTAAATTTAATATAGAATATACTTTAGCTCATAAAGTACAAACACAAAGAAATTAATGTCACAAGTTACTATTGAAATTTTAGATTATGTCTATGAGGGAGGTACTTTAAATCTTGATAAAAGTTTATTAGGTACTCTTGATGTCACATCACATTCTGATTTTCCTTTAGCACTTACTTTTACTATTGCAGATATAAAAGATATAAATGCTAGAAAAGGTACTTTTAGTAAAACATTTAAAATACCTGCTACAAAAAACAATAATAAGTTATATAAAAATGTATATCTTTCTAATAGCACAGATGTAAATAATATTTTAAAGAAAAAAAATTGTAGAATATTAGTTAATAATATTTTTGCTATAGAAGGTTTATTACAATTAAACTCTGTAGGAGGTATAGAAAAGCCTGATTACTATTCTTGTGTTTTTTATGGTAATAACATTGGTTGGGCTAGTAAAATAGATGAAAAACTTTTAAAAGATTTAGGTGACAATGGTAGTGGTTGGGATAACCTAAATGGTAAAACAGGTACAGGATTAGAAATAAATAAAACAAGTATAGTAGCTACTTTTACAGAAGATGATGCTACAGGAACTAGTCCTGTTGTTTATCCTATTGTTTCTTATGGTGATTTTAATCCTACAGGTGATGTACAAACATTACAACTATTAAATACTGCTTATGATTCTAATCAATCAGGAACAACAGCAAGTTCAACAGGTTATGTTGGTAGTGTAACTAATCAAAATAGATATAATACTCCTGAGCCTGTAGTTGATTGGAGACCTTGTATATGGGTATACGACATATTTACTGAAATATTTAGACAAGCAGGATATAAAATATCTTCTGCTTTTATGGAAGGTACTATGTTTAAAAAACTATTATTTGCATTACCCAATTTTAAATACAATAATGCAGGTGACAGATATGATGCTAATTCTTTAGAGTCTTCTTTTAAAAATAGTGGTTTTGTAAAAACTTTTAATTATACTATAGCAAATCAAACTACTGTCAAAACACAAAATTATTTTTTAAATCTTAACAACACTTCTGCTAATTATCAATATACTTTAAATGAGTCAGGATTTAATGCTAGCACAGGAGCTTATACTGTTCCTGAATTTGGTTTTTATAATATAAATTTATTAAGAATGGGATATATATTTAAAAATCCTGTTTTTAACAATGTAGATACAATTACAATAACTCAATCTGTATTAAGAATTATTGTTAAAACAGTAGGTCAATCACATTGGAGAATATTAGCTCAAACATCAATAGGAACAGGAATTATTATGTCTCAATCTAATTCTTCATCACATACAGGAAGAAATTATTTTGGTAATGAAATAAATGACGAAACAAGATATTTTTTAAATAAAGGTGATACGGTTAGAACTCAAGTACATTTAAAATATAAAGTTTTCCCAACATCAGGAGGTAGTTATGATGCTAGTTTTGATTTAGATATATATGGTTCTCAAGAAATAGATGTTGCTACGCCTGCAGATAATGTTGCTAATGGCAGATATGATATAAAATTACAACCTGAATATGCTGCTTATGGTCAAACATATGATTTAAAAGAGGTTATTAATGAAGAATACAAGCAAATAGATTTTATAAAAGGAGTGGCACACGCTTTTAATTTACAATTAACTACAGATGAAAGCAGTAAAGTTGTACACATAGAACCTTTTGATACTTTTTATAAGCCTTTAGCAGAAGCAATAGATTGGACTTACAAAGTAGATAGGAGCAAAGACTATGTAGATACTTGGATTAAATCAAGCTTAAAAAGAGATTTAATTTTTAAGTATAAATCAGATGATAAAGATGCTAAAGTAAAACAAAGGTCTTTAGATTATTTTAAAGAAATAGAAGATGAATATCCTTATTTTGAAACACTTGATGATAGTTTTGAAAAAGGAAAATCTGAATATGAAAATCCTTTTTTTGCAGGCACATTTAACGCAGGTGATGCAGATATTTCTTCTAATCCAAATCCTCAACCATTTATAGCTTGTTTATGGCAACAAGCAGAGGGCAATGTTTTTTTATCACCTAACAGTTTAACAAGACCTGACAAGGGTTTTGAGTTTCAGCCTAGGTTATTATTTTGGAAAAGATATAGTCCTAATTTAAACGGCTCACCTTGTTTAAAATATGCTGTAGCTCAAACTTGGGACGGAGAAATAGGAGGTATTTTTGCTGAACAACAATCAGGAAGTATAACTGTAATTGGCTCAACAAGAATATCATCATCATTTCCACAAGCAACATCTTATAATAGAGATGATAGTAATTCACCTGTGTTAACTTATGGTAATGTATGGGTTAGAGATTATGATGATGCAACAAATACTTATGGTGATTATGGTGTTGGTAATGGTTTATACCAAACTTATTATAAGCAAATGGTAGAAATGATAAAACAAAATCCAAGAGTTAGAACAATAAACATAAATTTAAAAATAAAAGATATAGTAAATTTAGATTTAAGAAAATTAATATATATAGATGGTGATTATTGGAGGATAAATAAAATTATAGATTTTGCTCCATTAAACAATAAAACAACAAAAGTAGAATTAGTGAAATGGATAAGTTATGGAGGATTTGCAAGTGACACACCAACTTTGAATCAAAATGATGGTAGTTGGAATAATGCAACTATGACACATTTTAGAAGTTTATAAATATGGCAGAACAACAAAATCAAATAAGCAATGGAGGAGTACCTAATATTAGTGGCTTAGAGGTGTATATGACTGTTACTATAAGTGGAGAAGATTTTCTAATACCTATTGTTGCGGAAGATGAATATGGTAACGTACATAAAGTATTGAGAAGAAGTGTAAATAACATAATAGAAGACGACGAATAATGCCTGAAAAATTACCCATAGTAGAAGAAGCATTAAGAAGGGCAGGAGGTCTTTATATAGAATACTTGCAAGATGAGCTAGAATACCAAAAGCACGTTGCATCAGGTAATCTAAAAAATGGCTTTTATGTTAGAGTACATTATGCAGGTGGTGGTTTAAGAATGGACGTTATGAACAAGTATGCTTATATGAATATTGTAAATAACGGTAGTTCAGGAGTAACAGCTACCTATTCTCAGCTTTATGATTGGACGAGATATAAAGAATCTAGAGGTGAATTAAAATTTAACAATCAATACGAAAGAAATTTATTTATAATAAAAGTAAAAGCTGAATTAGAAGACAGATATTTAACTAAAGGAGGGGAAAGTAAAAGAATTGCCCCTAGAAGATACTTTTTTATAGAAACTGCTTATCAAGCTGCAAATGCACAAGGAGTAAAAAAAGACATACAAAATAGTGTGTCTAAAGAAATACAAGATATACTAAGTAAATATGGAAGTTTCAAAGCAATAGAATTAACAATATAACAAGAATAAAATGGCAGAAAAATTAGCTATAGAAGTACAGATTAAAAATATTCAAAAAATTTCTCAATTAAAAAAGGAATTAAAAGATTTAAGAAAAGAACAACGTGATATAGAAAAGGCTACAAGAGAGGGTGCAAAAAGTCAACAAATTTCTAGCAAAAGATATAGTGAAAATTCTAAACAGATTGTTGAAAAATCAAAAAAATTAAGAAATCTTAATAAAGATTTAAAACAGTCAGTTACAAATACAGACAAAGTAGCTAAATCTAATAACGGAATGGCTAAACAAATAGTTAAAGGAGCTGCTGCTATTGGTGTTATTGTTACAGCTTTTAGAACTATAAATAGAGCTGTTTCATCTGTTGTTACAACTTTTACTGAGTTTGAGTTTGTAATGGCAAAAGTAAATGCTATTTCAGGAGCTACAGAACAAGAATTTGCTGCATTAACAGCAACAGCAGAAGAATTAGGTAGAACAACATTCTTTACTGCTGAACAGGTAGGACAATTACAGCTTAACTTTTCTAAGTTAGGTTTTAGCGCACAAGAAATAATGAACGCACAAAAAGCAACACTTGATTTAGCAACAGCGACAGGAAGTGATTTAGCAAGAAGTGCAACTGTAGCTGCCTCTACTATTAGGGGTTTTGGTTTAGATGCTAGTGAAACACAAAGGGTTGTAGATGTTATGGCTGTATCATTTTCTACTTCTGCTTTAGATATAGAAAAGTTTCAAACATCTATGACTAAAGTTGCTCCTATTGCTAAGGCAGCAGGATTTTCTTTAGAAGACACTACAACAATAATGGCAAAACTATCTGATGCAGGTATAGAAGCTTCTATTGCAGGTACATCTTTAAGAAATATATTGCTTAAAATGCAAGACCCTTCTTCTGATTTGTCTAAATCATTTGGAACCACTATACATTCTTTAGATGAGCTTATTCCTGCTATGAGAAACTTTAG